CGGCAAAGTTTATTCTATTTCAACTAATCTATTACTCAGCACCTTTACTAATCAAATTAGCTTTGCCTTCAACGGTGTGCGCTATGATTTGTACAAGTTTGCAAATGGCAAGTTTGCAACCGTGGATAATGATGTTAGGCTAATAAAAAAAGAATAACATGAAGTCAATAATTTTAAACCTACTTAAACAAGGTTATGATTTCTTTGCCGTGGCATTGACAACTGGCTTTATCTTTTCCTTTTTCTTTCCGATTAAACATTTCCTTCTATTCACAATCGCAGTTGTAATAGCTGACACAATCACGGGAATCAAGGCAGCACGGAAAGAGGGCAAGGCGATAACGAGCAAAGGACTGTACCGAACAACGGAGAAGATAGTGGTATATTTTACATCTATCCTTATATTTCATGGTGCTCAGCTTACCTTTGCAATCCCAGTACCTATCGTTTACCTTGTCAGCTCAGTCATCGCTGGAACAGAATTATTCAGCGTGGCGGAGAATGTCAAGCGGATTACGGGAGTAAATCTTGGCACGGTAATAGTTAGATTTTTCAGACGTTAAAAACAAATAATCATGCAGACTAATTTAAAAGAGGCATTGAAAAATGCAGATGGGATAAAGTCACCGCTTGGCGATGTGGCTTGTTATTCAATGAATTTTGCGGAACTTGCTGGTGAAATCAATGTTCATCTTGAAGGCAACAAGGTTAAATTTACTTGGCGCGAATATGTGCAACTTGCCCAAATTATTTGGGACAAGGTGAAAGAAACATCAAGGGAGTGCGCTGGTAAAGAAATTGAGGTAAAATTACCAGCAAAGTTAGGATTGATATCGGCAGCCTTTGCCCTTATCGGCTTTAAGTTATAGGCTTTATTTGGTGTCGCTACCTTAGTGCCGAGGGGAGTAGATTGATTTCTATTCCCCTTTAAAACATTTAAAATGGAAAAGAACAGATTTACAATTTTTTTAGACGCTGGTCATGGTGGATTAGGAAAGAAATTTGATATTCCACATCGTTACACAACCTATCCGTCTAAATGCTTTCAGCATACATCTAACCAATTATTTCATGGATATGGTTGGTTTTTTGAGGGTGTGTTTAACCGAAACATTGTTGATTTATTAGAACCAATGTTAAAAAATGAAGGGTTTAATACACTTAAACTTTATAATGAAATTGACGATACCCCGTTAAAACTTAGATCCGGTAAGGCTAATGGATTTAAAGATTATGATGCGGCAATACTTGTTTCTGTCCATGGTAATGCAGGACCTACTGGAGCAAATGGTTGGGAAGTGTTTACAAGTCCAGGTCAAACACAAGCAGATACTTTAGCTACATTGATATATGATGAGGTAAAAAATACTAATTTATTTAGAATGCGTCCCGACATAACGGATGGTGACGTTGACAAAGAGGCTAAATTCCATATGGTGTGTAATGTAAAAGTTCCTGCCGTATTAACCGAGAATGGTTTCTTTACGGACAGGAACGATGCAATGAAAATGTTTAGCACGGAAGGTCAGCAAAAAATTGCCAAGGCGCACTTTGAAGGAATTAAAAAGTATTTTAGTATCCTATCCTTTTAATCATATTTATCGCTTTTAACTCCATAGATGGCTCAAGTTTTTTGCTAATTATTGCCTTTGCAAGTATTGATGCCATTCTTTTGCCTTCCATATATTTGTAAGGTTCGGCTAAGTTTGTACCCATTGGTTTACTGTAAAATGTTACAAGAGCATTAAACGATTGAACTTGTAGGTTAAAACTAACGGGCTTATCTGTCATTAAAGCCAACATTAAATAATCTGTTTTTTTAGTCTTCATAATGATTTTGGTTTAAATTTAAATACTAAGGTAAATGCGTCAATCATATCCTGGGTTATCTTAATAACTGGAACATCAGTAATATAATTTTCTGCTTTAAGAACTGCTAACATATACTGCTTATTCCACTTGCCACCTTTCTGCAACGGGCTTACGCAAATATGTTTGTAGTTATTTACATCAATCCATTGTTTGGTAATGGTTGATGCGGCTTGGTTCATACCAACTCTTCTTGATATGGAACTTTGGACATTGTTGTTATAGCCTTTTATAAAAGTAACCTTTTGCATGGATGAATCTTCAATAATAAAAAAGTAGTCTTCATTTGCATCAATGTTCATTATGTAGTTTAAAAAATCAACAAACTGTTTGAATTTCATAAACTCTAATTTTTTTGTCATCGTATCCAGGATACAAATTGCTTGACCATTTTCCCTTATTGCAGGATCAACACCGATTACTTTCATGATATTGCTCTGTTTAAAACTATGTTTTGTTTATTTTCCTTTGGTTTCCTTGTCCTGGTTTTCTTTGTTTTGTTTAAACCGTAGGCATCAATTCCTTTTTTGATAAAGTTGATTTCAAGAAAGTAACCAAATGATATAATAGTTCCTATAAACAAAAACATTGACCAAAATTCACCACCGACAAAGTGCTGCTCTAAACTAAACAATAATTCCAATATAGCAACAATCATTGCTCCTAATGCAACATATTCTGGTACTTTACTGACTTTGCCTGTAGGATTTAGGAAATTAATAAACACTATGGCAAATCTACCAAATTGTAACATGATACTTGCAGGAACTGACAAGTAATAAGGAATAGGTAAAAAATAAACATTTAAAGCAGCCGTAATACAATAGGTTAGTATTATTCCGTAGAAAATAACACCTGGCATCATATTGACAATGTCTTCAAATAATAACTCAAATTTTTTTGATACAAACATAACTATGGTTTTAAGATTAAAATTCATTTTTAGGTAAATGCTTTCCAGTAAAGTCCCAATATTCTTTCATTAAAACTGCCCTTGCAGCGTAATTGGGATCGGTATGATAACCAGCTTTATACATACACTTGCAAAATGAGTTATACAACTTTTCTGTAGATTGTCTGTAATTTGCTTTTTTGCATTTCTTATATCTTGGGTTATTAAATATGCTTGACCACACTTTAATTCCCTCTTCGCTATCTTCTCCTTTAAAAAAGTATTGGTTTAATCTTTTCTTTTTTCCTCTTATATATTCTGTAGTTTTTAAGGATACTTTGCCATGTCCTTTAATGGCTTTTACACCACCAGGATTAGCGTATTTTCTCCATAACAATGTTTCCAGACCGTTGCTTGTAGCTTCAAATATAAACGTGGAATAAAGCAGGGTAACGGGAAAGTCTGTAACGTAATGAACTTGCATTAGCATATCATTGTAATTTTCTAATATTACAAGTCTTCTAAGCTGGTATAAATTTAGTTTTCCTAAATTCCTAAATCCTTGTTTCTTTAGTTCGTTTCTAAGTTCCTGTTCATCGTGGTTTCGGTATTGGTAAGCAAAATTTCTGCCGTTATCATTAACTACGATATCTTCCACTTTCTTAGGTTTATCTTCTTCAACCTCTCGTGTAAGAAATACTGTATCCCTAATAACTTTTACTAAAGGATTTAAAGATGATTGTTCTGTTTTTAAGTTAGGATTATATACAATTCCAACAATAAAACTAAAAATCATAGCTACTGCAAATGCCTCTGGTAGATACTTTATCTTAGGCACAAATGTAATAATGTCTTTTTTCATGACTGATGATTTAATGAATAATGAATACAAATATAATATAAATAATATAATTGTATATATAAATATAAAAAAAAATAAAAAAAAAGTGCGAAGGCAATTCTTCGCACTATAATCGAACCTTTAAATTAACACATTAACAATTTTTTTCTATCTTCTCCATAACAAGTCATATAAATAATAAATTATCCAGGCAGCAGTTATAACTCCACCAAATGTGACAACAGTTTTTGCTATCATCTTATATAATAATTGCTTTTCATTTTGAGTCATCATGGTTATTTGTTTAAATAGTTTTTAGATGCAACAGGATCCTTTCCTTGATTACTGTATTTAGCGTCCTCTTTCTTATCGTAAGACACTTTTGGCATCTCGGTGATGTCATTGTACACTATCTGCGCAATCTTCATTCCTGCGTAGATTCTGACGGGTTGCACACAAACAAGTTCCAAAGTCCAATGTCCAGCAAAGCCAACATCGCCAAATCCAGCAGTAACGTGGACGAATAAACCTAAGCGGCCAAGACTTGACTTTCCCATTAAAATTGGCACATGGCGCAAGGTTTGGGTGTATTCAATGGTTGATGCAAGATAAACAATGTTTGGCTGCAAGACAATGCCTTCTTCGGGAATAATAATTGGTGCGGATGGGTTCTTTTTCCTTACATCTAATACTCTTTCCGTATAAAGTATTAATGTGTTTGACAATGTTAAATCATAGGAGTTTGTCCCAAGGTTCGCAGGATTAAAAGGTTCAATTACAATGTTACCTTTATTCATCTCTGCGGTAATGGTGTGATCAGTTAAAATCATATGTAAAAAGCATTTAGTGAATGTTGAAAACAATTAGTTTTTATCTTTAACTCATGTAGCATTTCCATTGCTATATGCATAGTTTCTATTTGTGTATCTTGTGTAATTCTTAGTTTCCAAAAGTTGATAAAAGCTAATAAACTGCCAGTCCAAATAAAAGTAGTTTCAAGGTTTAATGGCAAAATAGTACGGGCTTGTTCTTTTGCTACTCCAAGTTCAAGTAATTCATTGTAAGCATTAGAGCAATAATCTATAACCAGGTTTTGTATTCTTACTGCCTCGTAATTGTATACATCTTCCAAATCACCACCGCTGCCTTGCTTACTAATTTTACTTTGTATGCGAAATTCATCTATCCTGTAATAGTTATCCTCAAAGTCAACATATCTACCAGATATTGAATTTGCCGTCAATCCGACTTGGTGCTTAAACAACTGCCTTTCCACATAGATAGGGCAAGTTATTCTATATTGTAACTGTGGATGCCTAAACGGTGAGGTGTGATTGTGTTCTGCAAGGTATTTAATTAACTTTGCATTCTGCTCAACAGTGTAGTTACTGGCTTCTTTGCCATACGAAACACGAGCGGCCGTTGCAACCATGTCATCATTTCCAAATATTTCTAAAAGTTCTACTTTCATTTTATTAGAGGTTTAAGAGAGATTTAAGAGAGATTTAAGAGAGATTTAAGAGAGGTTAAAAACACTCAAACAAATGTCCAATAAAATCACCTTTTTGATATTGGTAAGTTCCTAAATACACTCTATCCGAGCCAAAACAAAAGGTCATAGCGTGTCCTGTTCCATATAATTCAAAAAACCTTTCTTCTATTTCATTTTCAGTTTCTACCATTGCGAAAATACAAGGTTTAAATGTTTTTTGGTCTTGTTGTACGCAAAGTATTTGAGCATCTTTAGGCATTTCAAGTTTAAATTTTTCTTGAAATGGTGTTTCAAATTTCCAAATTGTTTTCATTGTTATTTTTAAGTTGTTTTTAAAATTTGCACCGTTCCATCCCTTTATCAACGCACGGTGCCAGCATTGCTCAACCTTCGGGTGGTAAGTAGTGGTACAATACAGACTTTAGAAATATTACCACCATCTATTTCACTCTGGTTTAACGTCTGCCTTTTGTAGGGTAGCAAGGGCAGGATTCGAACCTGCAATGTCAGCCGCGGTCGCCG